CCCTTATTTTACGCGCCAAAGGCGCAACCACACAACACCCTAATGAGCGAGAAGCTCAGAAAGGAGGATAACTAGCAGTAGTACTGGCACCACGCAATTCTGTGATGCAGTATCTTCGGCCTTACCCCCTCCATGCCGTAAGGCATTTCGGAGTTGGGGCCGAAGCGCATTGCCAGTGACCAAAGCGCGACTACATCCGCTTCGTGAATAGCGGGCGCCGCCCTTAGGCACCTGTAAACCGGATTAATACCCGGCCCGCAGGGCACCTCTAGGTGAGCACGCATTTCCTTAGCGGTTACGAGCACCCCGCTGTCGCCGTCAAGCCACTCCGGCTGTACAAACGACAGTTTAAAGGGCTCGAGCACTGAGTCGAGTAACCGCCTAATAGTACGCACAACAGGGCTAAGATCAAATGCCCATGTGCGTGTTGGCCGCAACGGACGCCTTGCAGGTTTAAACCAGGGAGCTCGCTGTAGAGATACAGCGTTACTATGGCGGATACCTTGTAAGCGTTCATTGAGCCTATACACGCGATTGTGCAAGGCGATAAACTCAGCGACGGTAGTTAAACGTTCGCGCTGATAGGCAGGTGTGACGTCATAGCCGTTAAAGTGGTGTACACCGCACGACTCACGGAAGTATCCCATTGTGTGGGACTTTTCGTGGTTCACCAAAAAACCGGTGAAGGAGAAGACGTCATAAAGCAACGGTACGGATTTTGTGGGTATGATGATATCGTCCCCATATACCTTTGCTCTGCCTCTGGCACCACTTACCTCTATACTCGCTTGGGCCAAGGCCCAGAAGATGAGGCTCTCTAACTCAAATGTATATCCGTTACCCATACTGCTGAACTTCTCGAACTCACCTTTGTAGGCGGGCAGAGTAGCGAAGCGATAATAGGGCGTACGGAGCTGAGAAAGGACGTGATACCAATTTGGTGGCAACAACAACGCCACCAGGCCACTAGAGACTAAATCGGAGGCCATCGATTCGTCGATGGTCGCGTGGGTTCCGCTCATTGAAGCGCGAAATGAACCACGTTGGTTGATCGACTGATCATCCAAATCCACTCCAACCTCGCGCAGGGCTCTACGCAACACCGAGGCCACGCCCAACTGCATAAAGACATTCGCAGTGGGCTCGGCACCGATAATTCGGTGAGTCTTTGCATTTTTCGCCACGAACGACAACTTACTAAATTGGTTAACCACGTAGTGGCTCTCCAGATTCAATGGGGTCGTCGGTCCATCACACGGGAAGCCCCGTGCCTCGAGCCAGAAAGGATCGAGGGGTAACACTGCGCGAAGCAGCGGTACGGCGTCTGCAGTTACACTGAGGCGGTCCTCAAGGACCTTCTTAGTTCTGGAAGATGAATCACTCGCCAAACTGGCGGTGCTCCCAGGTCCCCACTTGCAATTGTCAAAGCCATCATACGGATTGTATCGTTCAAGGAGTTTTCCAATTTTTCGCTGCGCGAGGTCGAACACCTCGTGTACAACGCGGTTTACAGGCATTGCCTTACCGTTGGAATAAGCCTCTAGTAACACGTTCGTTTCATGGCAAATCGATTCGGCGGTTGTGAACCGCTGAAGGGCAGCTTCTGTAAGGGCCTCATCAGTACCTTTTCCTAGCGGTAATTTGCTAAGGAGTTCGGTCACGATGTAGTCCGCTTGAAAGTCTGCCACATTGCAATAGTCCAGGGGATCCACGCTGCGCCGCATATCATCGTAAGACTGATACTTGTAAGCGAGCCAGACCCTTAGAGCTACAGGGGAGTCAACGGTCTTACATAGGGCGAATAATACCTTGCCCAAGTAAGTATTTTGTCCGGCTCTCACTTTCGCATTCGCCTGTTTCAGTAAACTAGCACGCTTTTTCTTTGCGGCTTGTTCCTTATGAGACTTACGCGACTTGGCCGCACGATTTGTTGCGCGTCCAAGGTAGTGAGAGCTTCGGCCAGACTTGGCACTTTCTGTATGCAACTGCATAACTGATTTCCTTTTTATAGGAGGACAAAATATAAACCAACGGGACGTTGCTACATCCTGTTAACCAAACCACCCGGTGTTCTTAATGAACGCTTCACGGACGGTCGAGTTATTCAACAGGTTCCGAAACTGGTCGTACGCGCTTGCTCTATCCGATTCGGACGAGAGCGTTGACGTGTTTACGTCCAGGTTAAACGGAATGAAATGTGCAACGACGGGCCGTGCTGGATCCGCGAGCGAAACCGTGGGTACCACAAGCGAAAGCTTATGCTTATAGACCCCCGGCGCAGCGCGATTCTTAGCTGGACCCTTCGCAGTATGCGTAAAAACGCTATAGCCAAGTGCATAGGCTGAACTGCGCTCCTCCCATTGTGTGACCCCGCCGTTACGGCTGGTGGGAATGTATGTACGGTTAGCAGGAACGTTGTCCTGTACAACAATGTTAGCCAATGCAGGCATGGATGTCTCCAAAGATAAAAGAAAGGATTAAAATAGCAAAGAGTACTATTTGAACTCAACGAGTGACGCGTCGCAAATACTGGTCTAATAAAGCACCGAGATTTGCAATTTTATCACCATTAAGGCTAAGCCTAACCGACGGCCTTCCAGGCCGTGGAAAGGAGTATATTAACGTCCTATTGTACGATGAGCTGCGATAACTACCATTTACGGCAGTTACAGAGCCCTTTGTCGCACTCGGCAGAGCCGAATTGTCAGTGCCATATCCGAGAAGTGTCACCGTTTGGTGATAATCCCTTCGATAGCCTGCGAGGTATACCAATCCTCGCGCGTGTGCCGCATCCAATAAGTTGAGATACTGGCCCACGTTGACAAAATAATCGGCGACCCACGATAAGGGGATAAGCTCCCATACAGTAGACACCGGCGTTGCGGGGACGACATCGTGTAGCGTAGCTGCACTTGAATCTCCAACGGCGTAATAGGCGGTGACACGAATATTGCACAATACATCGTGCTCGGCCACCGATACCATATCACCATTCTTCCAACGTTCGACTGAGGAAAGCAACTGTTGGTTACTCCCTGTGACGCGATGTACTACGTCAACAGCTCTAGGCATCAGTTTACTGATAGCATCTAGAGTCCCGATCGTTGGTTTCAAACCTAAGGAAAACTTTAACCACTCAGACGCAGCAAAGTCATCAGCGCTTTTAAAAGCCGCCTTGACCGCTACTTTATCCAAATGATGTAGCCGAAGCTTCCACGGGTGATGTTTCTTCCACCTGCGGAATTGTTTCCTAGCCCGCGCGAGCTCACGTGGATCGCTCAAAGTACCGAGCAGTTTACGCCGTAGAGAAAATAAATCCTTAACGTATCCTTTCATCAAGGACAGCGTTTTCGGTAACTCTACAGCATCCACAGCGAGATTTGCGGACCCCTCCCCTCGAATTCTCGAGTAAAACTTCTCCAGCGCATTGTTATACACGCTGGTCGAGTCTATAGAGGGTGGCGTACCAAATGCCAAACTGGATTCGATGGCCCCCACTGTTGAAGTGTTGGACCACATAGCGACGGGTGCGAGACTTTTTGTATAGTCCCAACTCCTCCTCGCTCCGAACCCAGCCGTTGTCGTCACCTTTGACCAGTTGTAAGGTCGAGGCAACTTCACGTTGGGATAATCCGGATTTGGCGGTTGTACTGCAGCAACAAAACGTTGGGTAAAACATAACCCACCGGTCGTATAGCTATGAGTAGTGCCCTGGATATTACCCCAGGCACTTGTCGAGGTCGTTGAAATAACCGCCCCGAATTCACTCTTTCTATTCGACTGTTGCGCCATTATAAGTCTCCGTTGGTTAAACCAACGGCCGGCAAAGCCGGCCGCGGAGGCGAAGTATCGATGTGATACTTCACCTAGGGAAGGGGCCGCGAGGCC